TACATTGGGTTTCACCCCGACATACAACTAGCAAACTACATGGAGAATTGGCCAAGTAATACACTTCGCACGTTGTTAAAAATACAATCACCGTGGAGATGCGTGGTGCCAAAAGATTACTACTTACTGGAAATGCCTGTTGCATATGCTGATGAGAATAGATTCACTACGGTTAATGGATTCTTTAGCCACGAGCAGGGCCCTGCTCAGATGAACCCACAGTTTATGTGGCATGTGATGAAGGGTAAGACTTTAATTAAAGCAGGTACCCCAATTGCCCAATATATGTTAATACCTAAAAACAAGTATGAAATGGAAGTTAAAACACACAAGCAAGCAACTGAGCATGAGTTCTTTGAGCTAGCAAATAACCACCGATTTATTAAAAACTACGCCGAAACAAGGCGCATTTATGGAGAAGTAAAATGAGTTTAGAAACAGTAACAATTAACAAAAACAAACCAAGCCTAATGATTGCAACACCTATGTATGGCGGTATGTGTACAGGGCAGTTTATGGTTGGAGTATTACAGACCATTAACAAAATGCAATCTATCGGGGTACAGGTTTACTTTGTACAGATGGGCAACGAAAGTCTTATCACACGTGCACGTAACGAACTCACCAGGATTTTCTTAGAGCAGAAGATGGACTACTTGATGTTCATTGACGCAGACATTGGTTTTGATGGTCAGGCGGTTGCAACTTTAATGGCGGCGGATAAAGACATCGCTTGTGGTATCTACCCCAAGAAAGAAGTTGACTGGGTTGCAGTTGAGAAAGCGGTATCGCTAGGCAAGACTACAGGATTGAAGGACTACTCAGGTGCTTTTGTATTGAACTTTGCGCATGAATTAGGGCAAGAACTACACACAGACGAATCAGGTTGTGTAGAGGTACGTCATGGCGGTACAGGGTTCATGCTTATCAAGCGAAAAGTGTTTGATGACTTAGCAGATAAAGTTCCTACATACAGACCAAGCACAGTTAAGGGCCCTGACGGTAACTACCTAAAGCCTGAAGTAAAAGAATATTTTGCGACAAGTATTGATGAAAGCGGTTGCTTGTTGTCCGAGGATTATCACTTTTGCGAATTATGGCGCAAGAACGGTGGCAAAATTCACGCTAACCCATTCATTAAGTTAGACCACGTTGGTACGTATGTGTATGGTGGCGACATCATTAAAGCGGGGGGTAATCTTAAATGATGCACTTTTTTAGGCCTTCGACCGTGTATTTAGATGCTTTTACACATGACGCTTCCGTAATAGAGCAGGCCCCAGTTACCTTTGGAGCTAGAAACTTACCCACATGGTGGAAAAAATTACCTAAAGAAGCAAACTATGAAAACACTTTTTATCCACAAAAAACGGTAAAAACATGTGTGGGTATAAGTCAATTCTATGAAAAATCTATGACCATACCTATGTGGTGCGATTTAGCTATAAAAACAGAAAACGCCGGCTTTCGTTGGCAGTTTTCCGATGAAAGTAGCGTTATTGAATTGCACGCCGCTGAGCAATTTGCTGGGTTTGTAGATTCTAATACTGTAAAACATTTTAAAATAGTAGTGCCTTGGCTTTTTAAAAGTAGCCATGATGTAAATTGGGTAGCATCTCATCCAGCGTATAACACAAGTGACTTATTTTCATACTACACACTGCCAGGGGTATTAAATTTTAAAGAACAGTACAGCGCCAACATACAAATTATGTTGGATGTGTCTAAAGATAAAATAATAAATATACCTTTTAGAACTCCCGTATCTTTACTTACCCCAATGACGGAGAAAAAAGTTGTACTGCGTAGACATTTAGTAGGTTATCAAGAATACAACAGCTTGCTAGATAAATTTAAAACGGTTTCTTTTACAAATTCACATCTAAAAAGAATAAGAAGCACATCTGAGAATAACTGCCCTTATAAGGACCACATAAAATGAGCCTACCTGAAATTCACTTAGCAACAGACGGAGACCTGAACTATGCTCTTTTTAAGCACAGTGATGTTGTTAGCAATCACGTACGAACTGGCGGTTACGAGACAGAGTTACAGACTCTCTCCAATGAGTTATTGGCTGGGCATACTGATGGCATTGTTTTGGACATCGGCGCTAATTTGGGAAGTTATGTTATACCACTCGCCAAGCGAAACACTCATCTACAGTTTGAAGCTTTTGAGCCACAGCGTATAGTCTATTACCAGCTATGTGCAAACACTTTCTTGAACAGACTAAGTAATGTATATGCGCACAATGTTGGATTAAGTAACGAACAACGCATCACTAGCTACGTGTTACCAAACTATGCTGAAGAAACAAACATCGGTGCGTTTAGTATTGACTTTGATACTCGCCTCAAGGACTACGAAGTTAAGTCTGAGGGCGTTACCGAGCGCATGATAATCATCCCGCTTGACTCTATGCAGTACGAGAAGGTTCGCCTAATCAAGATTGACGTAGAGGGGCATGAGCTACAGGTGCTTCAAGGTGCGGAGCATACGTTGCGTGAAAACAACTATCCGCCGATTATCTTTGAGGCATGGACATGGAAGTTCCCTGAGAAGCGTCAGGCGTTGTTTAGCTATTTAAAAAACTTGGGCTACGAGATTACCGAGATTGGTCAAAACAATTTGGCGGTGAAAAAATGAAAGTTAAATGGTCACACTCAGGGCTTAAAGACTTTGAGGGTTGTGCTAGGCGCTATCATGAAGTTAAGGTGCTAAAGAACTATCCATTCACAGACACTGTGCATACGCTGTATGGTAAACAAGTACATGAAGCGGCAGAACTTTATATTAGGGACGACAAACCACTACCCAAAGAGTTTGAGTTTGTTCAGCCCACGCTGGATGCACTTAAGAAAAAAACAGGGCGCAAGTTTTGCGAGCTTGAGATGGGTGTAAAAGAAGACTTAACACCCTGTAATTTTAAAGACCCTGACGTATGGGCACGTGGTGTAGCCGACTTGGTAATTATTGATGACGATGGACTTAAGGCTAAGGTGGTGGACTACAAAACGGGCAACGACAGATACCCTGACATAGACCAGTTAATTCTGATGTCTTTGATGGTGTTTGCTCACTTCCCACATGTACGCCAAGTTAACTCTGCTCTGATATTCGTTGTGAAGAACTCTATTGTTACGCAAACGATGACCGTAGAGGAGAAGGATTTCCATTGGTGGCGGTATCGGGAAAGGGTAGCCAAGCTTGCACAATGCATGGACAATAACGTATGGAACCCGACGCAAACACCGTTATGTGGTTGGTGTCAGGTAAAGAGTTGTGAATTTAACCCCAAGCACTAGGAGATAGACATGGCAACAAAAAGAGATTACAAAGCAGAATACGCTAACTACGACGGCACAGAAGTCGTTAAGAAGAAGCGAGCACAACGCAACAAAGCACGCCGTATGTTAGAGCGTGAAGGTGTGGTGCACAAGGGTGACGGCAAAGACGTAGACCACAAGAAGCCGTTGAGCAAGGGTGGTACAACAACTCGCTCAAACCTCAAAGCCGTACCAGCCACCGCTAACCGCTCATACAAACGCAAATCAGATGGGTCGATTAAGTAATGGGTATATCCGATGATGACTACGCTAAAGCGCTTGAGAGAATTAGGCAGGTATACAACACCCCTTTAGCTTCGGTGCAAATGCCCGAGACAATTCAACAAACAATTGGCTATAAGCCGTTGCGAGAAGAAGACCTCAAGCATGAAGCTATGCAAGCACCGCTTTCTTCTTTGGCAGATATGTGGCTAGCACGTTGGGGTTCTCAATGGGTTGCTGAACAAGAGTTTATGGACGATGACTTTTGGCGGTTGACTTTGATTAGATTAGTTGGCGCCAACAAGTTGGAGAAACACACGTTTGTAAATCAGTACCATTGTGTATACAGGATTATTGAATAATGCAAATAATAGAAAACAAAGCGTTGCTTTTTAAAACTCGCAACCCTGACAAGTACAGCGTTATACCGAGAAGCAAAGTAGTCAGCGAAGATAATGGTACGTATGAAGTAGCTGTGTATTGGGGGCTAGACGAAACGCGTGTGCTCCGCAACCTAGGTGTTAAGAACTTGACGTCACCCATTACTGCAAAGTATGGTTGGCCCGGTCGGCACAAACCGTTTGCACATCAGATTGATACATCGTCTTTCTTGACATTACACAGACGTGCCTTTGTGTTTAACGACCCAGGAACTGGCAAGACCTTCTCAGCGCTATGGGCGGCAGACTACTTGATGAAGCTCGGGCATGTACGACGTGTATTAATTCTGTGCCCTCTATCAATCATGCACGACGCGTGGATTAGTAGCGTGGGTAAAAGCATCATTCACAGGTCTGTAATTGCGGCGCACCATACACAGGCATCACGTCGTATTGAGATGGTTCAAGGTGATTACGAGTTTGTTGTGGTTAACTACGACGGCTTGAACTTGATTGCTGAAGAAGTTGTTAATGATGGCAGGTTCGACCTAGTGATTGTTGACGAAGCAAACGCATACAAGAACTCAGGCACCAAGCGGTGGAAGTCGCTCAACAAAATTCTCAAGCCTGACACTATGTTGTGGATGATGACGGGTACACCTGCATCGCAGTCGCCTGTTGATGCATACGGTTTAGCTAAGCTAGTTAATCCTACTGGCGTGCCTAAGTTTGCTACTGCATGGCGTGACAAAGTAATGAACAAGATTACAAAGTTCAAGTGGGCTCCGAAGATTAATGCACAACAAGATGTGTACGACGCGTTGCAACCTGCGATTAGGTATACAAAAGAAGAGTGCACCGACTTGCCACCTGTGCTTACAGAGACACGCGAAGTGCCACTGACACCGCAACAAGTTAAGTATTACAGAATGCTTAAGGAGCGCATGATAGTGCAGGCTGCAGGCGAAACAATCTCAGCGGTCAATGCCGCCGCAGGCGTTAGCAAGCTGTTGCAGATAAGTGCAGGTGCGGCTTATACCGACGAGAAAGAAGTTGTGGAGTTCGATTGCGCACCACGCCTCAACGTGTTGCTAGAAGTTCTTGAAGAAACTAGCCGTAAGGTTATTATCTTTGCACCGTTCAGGCATAGCATTGAGACTATCTCAACCTTTTTAATAAAACACAATGTTGAGTGCGAAGTTATTCATGGTGATGTCGGCGTTAACAAGCGCACTGATATATTCAAGCGCTTCCAAACTACTGATAAGCCTAAAGTTTTAGTTATTCAACCACAAGCAGCATCACATGGTGTAACATTAACAGCGGCGGACACTGTTGTCTTTTATGGACCAGTCATGTCTGTTGAAACCTACTTGCAGTGTATTGCGCGTGCCGACCGAATTGGGCAGAACTCAACAAACGTCACAGTGATACACTTACAAGGCAGTGAAATAGAGAAGCGTATGTTCAAACAGCTTGAGAAACGTGTTGAAGGACACGACCTCTTGTTGAGCCTGTATAGGGATGAAATTATTTCCTAAGAAAAACCCTATGTTGGGTTGAACACCCGTCTCTAATGATGTAAAATACTTTACAAAGGAGCAGAAAATGCCAAACGAAGAGGATGTAATACCGCTAGATAAACTAGCACGTGTGTATCGTAAGATATACACAAAGGTTCAAGAGCTTACTCTCACCTATGAGACACAGCTTGAAGAACTTAAAGCCAAACAAGATGAGATTAAAAGCGCCATGAAAGACCAAATGTTGGCGTCAGGTATCAACTCGGTTCGCACCGATGAGGGCACCATAATCTTGTCTCAAAAGACTCGCTACTACACAGACGATTGGGATTCATTCAAGCAGTTTGTTGTGGAGCATGACGCGTTAGATTTGTTTGAAAAGCGCATAGCGCAGAAGAACATGTCAACGTTCTTGGAAGAGAACCCAGGGGTTGTACCCGCAGGTTTAAATTCTATGTCTGAGTATGCAGTAACCGTTCGTAAACCAACTAAATAAGGAATCATAAACATGGGCGAATTAGCCAACTTTAATGCATCACAAGCACCCGCATTTGCACGCAAGGGTGAACTATCAACACTAGCCAAGAGCCTTACAGGTGGAGGTAGCGGTGGTGGTAGCAAGCGTATCTCAATCAAGGGCGGCGTATTCCGCTTGGTGGCTGATGGTAAAGAGATTACTTCTATTGACGACCGCCACCTTGATGTGGTTATTGTTAATGCGGCACCAAAAATTAGCCGTACATTCTACGCAGGTCAATACGTTGAGGGCGAGACAAAAGGTCCTGACTGCTGGTCAGCCAACGGCGATACGCCTGACGCATCTATTGAAGAACCACAGGCACACGACTGCGCATCATGCCCAATGAACGTTAAGGGCTCAGGTCAAGGCGAATCAAAAGCATGCCGTTTCTCTCAACGCTTAGCAGTTGTATTGGCTAACGATGTTGCTGGTGACGTAATGCAGTTGACCCTAGCCGCAACATCTATCTTCGGTAAAGAAGACGGAGACAAGCGCCCTCTACAAGCCTACGCTCGTTACTTAGCGGCGCAGAACATTAACCCTGAGACATTGGTTACCCGCTTACGTTTTGATACAAAAGCCGCGGTGCCTAAGTTGTTTTTCCAACCTGTTCGTTGGTTAGAAGATGACGAGTACGCTATTGCGGTTGATAAAGGTCAAACACCTGAGGCTAAGATGGCAGTAACAATGTCAGTTT